ACAAAGTATCGGGTTGTTGCCCGGTATCGTGCTTATGTAAGCACAGACAAAATTATTTACAGGAGGTAAGTTGGTATGGCTATTAGCACATACAAGACTTTTCTTATGCTCGGCACGGACACGGGTAGCGGAATCTCCTATTCAAAGTTGGTAGACATCAAGGAATTCCCCGATCTCGGCGGCGTTCCCGAAATGCTCGATACGACCACGATGTCGGATTCTGCGAGAACCTACATCCTCGGCATACAGGAAACCGAAGCGATGACCTTTACCGCGAACTACTCTCTTGCCGATTACTCCACCATCAAGGCTATGGAGTATCAAGAGAAGAACTTCGCCGTATGGCTTGGCGCGAATGTGGTTAACGAGGTTGCTACCCCTACGGGTTCGGACGGCAAGTTTGAATTTAGGGGTTACATCACCGTTACCAAGAATGGCGGTGGAGTAAATGAGGTACAGAACATGACCATCACGATTGCTCCTACCACCGTCATTAAGGAAGTCGCAAGCGGTAGCGGAGAGCCGTGGGTTGCACTTTCCACCCATGTTGTTCGCGTTAAAGACGGCAACACGGTACGGATTACGGCAACTACGAACCCGGCGGGCGAAACCGTTACTTGGACTTCTACCGCGGTTGCGGTTGCCACCGTTGAGAATGGTGTCATCACAGGTGAGGGCGAGGGCAACACGATTGTTACCGCGTCCATCACGAAGGACGGCGTAACTTACAACGATACCTGTACGGTAATCGTTGAGGCAGCATCTTAAATAATTCAAAGAAAAGAGGGAATCAATTATGAAAACAATCAAAATTAAAGCAAGTGACGGTAAGGATTATACTCTTGGGTATACAAGACGAACTGTCAAGCAGATGTCACAGGCGGGATTCAACATCGAGGATGTTACCGCAAAGCCGCTCATTGGCGTACCACAGTTGTTCGCCGGAGCATTTCTTCAGTATCACAGAGGCATTAGACAGGAACTCACGGATGCCATCTGGGAGGAACTTACCAACAAGGAAAATCTTCTTCTTGCGTTAATTGAGATGTATCAAGAGCCGATTGATTCTCTCCTTGAAGAGCCGAAGGATGATGCAAAAAACGCGACTTGGGAAGTAGTCGGGTAGACGATTGCTTCCCGTCAGAAGCAAAGGGGAGGGAAGACGCCTCCCCTTTGTTGTATCACGAACTGTTAGACAAGTTATGCCCGGACTATATGGCGATGGGCATGACATGGCAAGAATATTGGGACGGAGAGCCGGAAATGGCAATTGCGTTCCGAAAGATGCATCAGTTGAAAAAAGAACAGAAGAACCGGGATGCATGGCTGCAAGGATTGTATTTTTATGAGGCCCTTGCGGATGTATCACCGCTCTTCCGTGATTGGGTAAAGGATGCAAAAGCGTTGCCTTACGCAAGCGAACCTTATGCGCTTGACCAAAAAACGAAAGAGGAACGCGATAAAAAGGCAGAAGAAGAAACGGACAAGAAGAATCAAGCAACGATAATCGCTTGGGCAAAGAGGGTTAATCGAATCCGTGAGGAAAAAATGAAGAAAGGAGAAAAGATCGATGGCAGATGAGAACATTCTCACTACAATAGGCATAGCCGTCACATCGGAAACGAAGAAAGCCGAAAAGGGACTCGACAATGTTGCCAAGAAACTAAAAGATGTTTCTAATGAGACAACGAAAGTATCCGGCTCGATGGACAAGGCAAACAAGAAGATTGACGAGAGTGCCAAAAAGTGGGATAAAGTCAGCAAGCAAGTCGAGGCATATGGACATTCTTACTATGCCACAAAAGAGATTGACCGACAGGTAGTCAATTGGGGCAGACTTGCAAAAGCGGTAAGCCTTGCCGGGAACGGAATGAAGAAAATCGGAACGGCTATTATGGGCGTTTGGTTATCTCCGTTTAAAAGGCTTACATCGACAATTTCTTCCGCAACAAGAAAGTTAAGCGGATTCTTTGCGGCCCTCAAACGAATTGCCATTTATCGAGCCATCCGCGCTGCTTTAAAGGAAATCACGCAAGGATTCCGTGAGGGAATGCAGAACCTTTATCAGTATAGTCTGCTGATAGACGGACAGTTTGCAAAGTCAATGGATATGCTTGCGACATCCGCATTGTATGCCAAGAACTCTCTGGGTGCTATGTCTGCCCCGATTGTTAATGTGCTTGCTCCCGCGGTTGATTACTTAACGGATCGGTTTGTCGAACTGTTAAATGTAGTTAATCAGTTTATTGCGGTAATGACGGGCGCATCCACATGGACAAGGGCATTAAAGTACCCGAAAGCCTACCAAGAGGCAATGGACGGAGCAAGCGGTTCTGCAAAGGAACTCCGCAAAACCCTGTTGAGTTTCGATGAAATCAATCGTCTGGATGACAACAGTAGGGGTTCAAGAGGCAGAGCGGAAGAATTGCTCGACTACTCCAAGATGTTTGAAGAAGCCGAAGTTGACACGGGAGTCACCAAGTGGCTCGATAGGTTAAAGGAAGCGTACAGGAACGCGGACTTCTCCGACATCGGTGAAAGCATCGGATTAAAACTCAAGGGCGCACTTGAAAACATTAAGTGGGAGTCCTTTAAGGAGACGGTTGAGCGGAATGCAAAATCCTTCACTTCCCTTATTAATGGATTCGTCAATGTACCGGAGTTGGGTGCTACCATCGGATACTCCATCGCACAGGCGATTAATGTTGCCGTGGCAAAGGTTGACACATTCTTCTCGACAATCGATTGGAGTGCAATCGGAAGATTCATCGGTGACGGGGTAAACAAGTTTGTCGAAACATTTGACATCAGCCGTTTGGCACACTCCCTTACGGCAACAATTAACGGAACAATATCCACGCTTTCCTCGTTCATTGACGAAGTAAAGTGGTCGAAGATCGGTGATTTCATCGGTGACGGAATCAATGATTTCTTCAACGGAGTTGATGCCGGGAAGTTGGCAAAGACCATCGGGAACGGAATCATCGGTGCTTGCAAAGCTGCGGTAGCGGGATTTAAGAAAATCGATTTCTACCTCATCGGTTCAAAGATAATGGAATTCCTTAAAGATGTACCGTGGGCATTAATCTTTATGGGCCTTATATCCGTTATCGGGAATGCACTCCTCGGCGCGCTCAAATTAGCAGCCGGGTTTGTCGTGTCTGATCCTGTTGCAGCACTTGAAATTGCAGCCGCGATTGCCGGGATTATTGCACTCAAGATAGCAGCAACATCATTCATCAGTACGATTGCAACGGCAATCGCATCTGCAATCGCGTCCGCTCTCGGTACATCAACAGTAACAACGGCCCTCGGTTCTGTTACCGCGGCTGCCGCCGGAGCAGCAAGTGCCGGGGCAGCGGGAAGTGCAGCCGGAACAGCAACAGGAATTGCAGCATTGGGTACGGCGGCAAAGACACTCGGTACTGTTGGATTGGCGGTAGGCGGTAGCATTCTGGCAGCAAAGGGAATCAACAAAGTCGTTACCGATGTAACAGACCTCGGATATGTAACAACCGGGAAAAGTGAACTCCACGGAGCGGGAGCGAGCCGTAGCCTTGCCAATTTGCAGCAGCAACTTGAAGATGCAAACAAGCGAGGTGGCGGTGGTGGACGCGCATTCGCAAGTGGTGGAACGGCACAGACCGGGGAAATCTTCCTTGCAAGAGAAAGCGGACCGGAACTTGTCGCACAGGTTGGACACAGAACGCAGATTGCAAACAACGACCAAATCGTTGGGGCAATCGAACAGGCGACCATCAACGGAAATGCGGAAGGAAATGCACTTCTCCGTCAAGCGGTTGGCGTTCTCACGCAGCTGCTCAACAAAGACACCACGGTGGTTGCTGAAATCACCACAGACAGTATTACGAATGGATTGGCAAGACAGAATCTTCGCAACGGAAGAACGACGGTTGCGGTAGGAGGTTGACATGGCTTACAGTTATGACCAATACAATCCGATTGAAACGGTGGACGGACAGTATGTCCGTTCACCATCTGTGTATCAGTACGATTTAATGGATGTATCGGCTGCGGATTCCGGGCGAACAGAGGATGCTCTTATGCATAAGAACCGCATTGCCCAGAAAGTCAAGTTGCATCTGGCATGGAATAACATCTCCACAACGGATGCGTCCTTAATCATCAATGCATTCGATAATGAGTACATTGAGGTAAAGTATCTGGATTTGAAAGCCGGAGGATACATCACAAAGACATTCTATGTCGGTGACCGGTCCGCTCCGGCATATAACAATCGGCTCAACATTTGGAGTAACATATCCTTCAATTTGATTGAACAGTAAGGGGGTTTGCAATGGCATATCCTATAAACAATGATGTTTTAGCAATGTTCCAAGACGATGACCGACCTCACATTGCAAGACTCACGATGGGAACTACGGTTATCGACGAATCCCGGATATCGCAAGGCGGTTTGTCAGTTAACAGATATTCGTCCACGGGTGAGGGTGCGATGGTCGGTGCTTGCGTGGCTGCGGAGGCAAACATTCTTCTTGATAACCACGATGGTTACTTCAATTCCACTGTATTCGTCGGACAGGAAATACTGATTGAGGTTGGCGTTGTGGATGACAATGACGATCCGCAATATGTTCCGCTTGGGTACTTTGAGATTGACCAATCACCCCGGAAGTTATCCCAGATTCACATTACGGCCCTTGACCGAATGTTGTTCTTTGAGCAAGTGGTTGATTCTACGGCATTGTCATTTCCGTGTACCGTAGGCACTCTGTTAAGCACCATCTGTACCATCTGCGGTGTGACGCGGGTTACAGGACAATCCCTTGTGAACGAGTCCTATGAGATTACGGATTACCCGGAAACGGCGCAGACATATCGTGACTTGCTCCGTTGGATTTGCGAGATTACAGGAACGAATGCGTACTTCCGTTGGGATGGCAAGTTGGTAATGGGATGGTATTCCGATTCGTCTTCTGTGACCTTGACCACGGCAAACCGATATGAGTCGGACACTTCGGAAGAAGCGGTGTCGATCACGGGCGTAAAGGTAATCGTCGGTGAGGAAGAATATGTCGGAGGTACTGATGCCTACAATATCACCATCGCACAGAATCCGTACATCACGCACGACGCACAGGCGGTTGCTACCGCTCTGTATACGGCAATCTATCCATTCGATTACAAGGCATTCACGGCGACGGTAATGCCGATGCCACACTTGTATCCGATGGACGGTTTAACCTATGTGGACAAGAACGGCAATTCGTTCTTCTGTGCCATCACCGATTGGACTTTCAAACTAAATGGAAACACGGCCCTCCGTGGTAGGGGGCAGACGGCGACACAGGTGACCGTAGGGCAGACCTATTCGGTATCGAAGAACGGAGCGGATTTTGCGGATGCCCTAAACATTCTCCGGGCGAACATCATCCGAACCGCCGAAGTCATCAACCAAAATATGGAAACCCTGTCGCAAGACCTACACGGAGAGTATACGGCATTATCCTCGCAATTTGGACAGTATCAACAGGAAACGAATGCTCACTTTGAGGCAACGGCAGAGGGCATCACACAGAACTACGATGCCATCCAAATCATTCAAGGCGATGTCCGTGATTTGGGCGATACAAAGGCAAATAATTCCTCCGTTGCAAACATCAATACGACAGTTAATCAGCACTCCACATACATTACGCAGACAAAGGCGAAGATTCGTACAGGATTGCTTTGGTACGATTCGGAACACCCGAATGGTGTTTACGGCGTAGCAATCGGGCAAGTTGATGATGTAACCTTTGTGAACAACAACGAGGTAATGCGGAGAACGGGATTTTACTCGACATATACTTCGGAAGAATTGGCGTTCTATATTGGAACACAGAAGGTGGCGTACATCAGTAATAATAAACTGTTCATCACTTGGGCGAATGTCGTAGACAAGATTGATTTGGGGCGTTACACCATTGATGATGAAGGTAGCAGAGGATTGACATTCAAATGGAGAGGTAATAACTAATGGCAAGAGAATGGTACTCAAGACCGATAAATTCCGGCTACACGGTAGTGGATGGTACGACAACAGGTAACTACAACAACGGCGTACCGAATACCTATGTCAAGACTTGGATGGAGTACAAAGTTTTACAGGATTCTACGGACATCGTCAATAACCGCTCCCGTATCGATGTAAAACTCTATTCACAGGTGATTGACGGCGGTTCGTCCACAGGTATGTCATCGGCAACAACGGCGAACAATTACGGATATGTAGGGTACGATAACGCCAACCAATCGTATCTGTCAACGACCTATAATTTTAATAGTTATGCCCTCAACAAGTTTGCGGACGCAACGCTTACCATCCCGCATAACGCAGACGGTACAAAGACCATCACGCTTCAAGGAGCGTTCCAAACATTGGCGGGTACTTGGGCGATTACAGGCGGTTCGGCATCGGCAAGCATAACCCTCCCGACCATCGCAAGAGGAACAGAACTTGTAAGTGTTGCAAATCCGTATTACGGACATAGCACATACTTTACCCTGTCACGAAAGGCAAGCGGTTTACGAGAGCAAGTAACGATGACGAGCGGTAGCACGACACTCACCATCAAACAGACATCGACATCAGATGTCAATTTTTACTATGAGTTGGCACGAAGTTACACGCCGAACACCACAAAACCGTCTGCGTCCACTTGGACAATTTCTGTCAAGACATACAACGGAAACACCCTTGTGGAAACCAAGACCTATTCGCAAGTGTTTAGTATTGCAGATGGTGACGAAGGTTCTTACAGACCATTATTTACTTTGAGCGATATAACCGTACAGGGATACAATGATGTAGTATCAGCCTTTGGCACAAATATGGTTGCGGGATATTCAAAAATGAATGTCATCACGGCAAAATCCGCAATCCAACTAAAATACGGAGCGACAGTTGCAAGCAGAGTAGTAACCTTCCAAGACGGAAGAACCGTATCGGGAATTGACGATACAAACCACATCTCCAACAAAATAATGACGGCGGGTAACTATTCGTGGAGATATGTCGTTGTTGATAGCCGAGGATTCTCCTATGAAGCATCGGGTTCGGCGTATGTATATGGTTATTCCGCTCCGTCCATTGATGTAACGGAATGCTACCGAGGGGATTCATCGGGGAACGCATCAACAAGCGGAACTTATGTATGGGCTACGGCAACGGCATCCTGTACCTCCGTTGCGGGTAACACGATTACGGCATTCAAAGGACAGGTTGCGGGGTTCTCTGCCGTCAATCTTACAAATGGAACACGGGTTCAGTTGACTAACAACGCATCTGCCACAAATGTTTATACAGTAACATTTACAGTTACAGATACGGCGGGAACAACAGTAACAGTAACCCGCTCCATCCCGTCCGAGGATATTCCTATAAATATCCGTGAAGGTGGAAAGGGAGTCGGCATCGGTGCTTACTGTGAGGGTGAGGGACTCATCTCTGTCGGTTATCAGTTTTCGGGTGCAATAAAAAGCAAGGGTGACCGCATCTTCGGGACTTGTAACCATCTTGATTCTGCCCTAATAGAGCAAGGGGCATTGGACGGAAGTACAGGTGCGGAAGTAGATTGGACGGCAAGAATCCGAAGCGAATTCACACCAATCAAACCTAATACAACATACACAGTATCGTGGAGTGGGAATGCGATTCCTTGTATGTTTTATTACTCTTCCGCAAAAGCCTATGTCTCGTGTGAATTGACATCAACCGAAGTCAGTAAGTACACATTCACAACACCTTCGGGAGTTGGTTTTGTAAAATTCACTTGGGGCAAATATGGGAATGCAAATATCTCACCTTCGGACATCGCAAATGTTCAGTCAGAAGAGGGAGACGAAGCATCTCCCTATATGCCTTATGCGATGGATAATGTTGAGTTGACGGATGCGGTGCGACCACAAGTAATCGAAGCGGTACTTCTTGCAAACACATCGGCAACACTTGACTATACGGGTGTATCTATTACATTGCCACAAGGTTGGTGGGCAATAGATGCGTATGCGACATATAACTATGCCGTTCCCGTAAAGGTAGCATTGTATCAATATCAAAATGGTTTTCATAATCTGCTATCAGTTACCGAAATTCAAAATAGTATGTTTTCACAGTATCTGCACACATCGTGCGTCCTAAACAATGGACAAACGAATGACATAAGGGTGTATGCACAATATGAATCTGCGACAAGTAACGAAATACGCATAAGAGCAAAAAGACTTGTTTAGAAAGGAGGACAAATATGTTTTTATTCATCATTCAAAACGGAAGCACCACGGCATCTTTTAAGTACGATTCTATGGACGAATGTCTTGTAGCATTCCACAACGAATTGGCGTGGAGAGCAGATGACCGTGTGTCAACAGTTTGCCTTATCATCGATGCTCAAGGCAGAGTGGTTAAGATGGATTCTTACTACAAGGAAGTCGTAACCGCTCCCGCCGAGGAGTAATCACAATCCCCGCCGAGTCTGCGGATGACGGTGAAGGCTCGTGCTTTGCGGAGCAAGTGAGAAAGGGAATTGACACGGAAGCCCTCTCTGTGCTACTGTTAAGACAGAGAGGGAACTTAAAGGAGGGAATAAATTATGATGAACAGTAAGACCTATGACACACTTAAACTGATTGCTTTGCTTGCAACACCCGCAATTACCTTTATCTGTGCCATCATTAACATTTGGG